AGTTCCTCTTGATACCCAAGCTTGTGTAATTGGTTATAAAGTTATGCCTGATCGAAAAACATTTAAAGGAAGAGCTTGTGGAATATTAGCTAAATGTGGCTTTTATTTTGCTTCAACTTATAAAGGTTGTTCAGGTGCTCCAATTATTGTTGAAACCTCAACTGGATTTTCAGCAATTGGTGTGCATACTGATGGTAAACATGCTTTTAATCAAGGTGAATTGTTTGATGCTGATATTATCTCACATTTATCAAAAGAACTTCCACTTAAAGAAATAGAAGCATTATCTTTGAAACCTTTTCCATATTCTCAAACTGGTTCTGTTCCCGAGACTTCAATTTATGAGGTTTTAGATTTTAAGAAAAAAGATCCATTAGAGATTAAGACTCATGAAAATGGTATGGATTTATTATCACCAACAAATGTTTATCAGTTAACTTTGGCTGCTACGGTTCCAAATCAAGTTTTAGAAACTCGTGCTGATGTTACAACTGGCAAATATAATTTTATTTTGGAAGATAATCCTGATTTATATAAAGCTATTAAAACTTTGGTTGATGATGCAATATGGGAATCTCATCAGATTTTTAATGATGATGGAAATACACAAGAGACTCAGATGAGATCACCAAAGAAGAAACCTGTTCCTAGAAAAGGTGGTGTTAAAGAGAGTGCTCTTAATTTCCGTGATCAAGCTGAAATAGTAGAGGATTTATATCTTAACAAATTAAATTCTGTGAAAGGGAATAGAGATAAACAGGAAGATGTTGAAGAGCCCGGTGCTTTGAAAAGGAAAAAACAAAAGCCTAAAAATAAAAAGGTTGAAACACCTGTGGTAGAAGAAGTCGTTGAGGAAGTGTTAGTTCCGGAAAAACGAACTTTACCAGAAAGACAATTAAGACCTAGACCTCAAGTTTCAAAAGAGGTTGAATTACAACATAAAGAATTATTGAATGATTATTCTTCAAGGGTAGATCGATTGATTTTAAATCTCGAAACTACAAATCCAAGACAATTTGGTGGTTATGAAGAGTATTATGATAATGCAATTAGAGGTATCCTTATGCATAAATATCATTTGGAAGATCAACTAAAAGCTATACAAAATCAAGATATTCTTTTTGTTGAAGATTATAAAGCTGTTCTTGGTCCTAAATTAAAAATTCTTGATGATAAATTGTTGGAAATTAAAAATGCTCGTGATTTTTATCGTCAATCTAAATCTCGTCCAGTGGAAACTCTAGTTAGTGCTCCTGTTGTTTTAAAACGTGAAGCATTAGCTCCTACTGTACAACAGAATAAAGAGAAGAAACAGAAGTCTCCTGAACAGATACAAAAGCAACGTGAACGAAATCATAAACAAAAACTTCGTAAATCAGCAAAAGAAGAAGACAAAGTAAAGGTTCCTGAAAAAGAATCAATTATGTCTGCAACTGCTGATAGTGTTTTTAAGATTCCAAGTCATGTTGATGAGAAAAAGTTTGCTGAAATGGTAGCAGACGAAGTAAAGAAAATGATGAGACCTCCAGTTCAAGGTAATAAGGAAAGTGCTCACGTCACGGTGCCTACCACATTTGCATGGGGTAGTGTTGTTGACGTTGCAGCTGTCCCAAAAAATTAATTTGCCCGCCACTCGATGGGCAGGAAGCAATGGAGGAAGGTAATAATACCTTTACACGCTTCCGCGAGGTGGTGATGGACAATGAATTGCCCATGGCTCCTAGGCTCTTTAAGTATATGAAGTATGTAGGTTATTTAAAATCCAATACAATTCCAGGTCATGCTAATTATAAACACAAACCATTGCCCTTTGTGGTGTCTTATATGGCTAATGATATACCAAAATTACAAAAATATAGGTATATGCAGTCAGATATCCATAAGGAATATATAAATGTGGAAAAGTATGATAATAAACCTGATCCTAAAAAACTTGATTTAAATCGTTTTGGTAAGGCTCTCATGTTAATGCTAATGCTTAATGATAAGTTAATTGGTAAACATCAACCTCTTAGGAGTTTTGATGGTATCACTTTCAATCCAAAAGCTAAGTTAACACATATGTGGAGACGTTATATGCGTAATCCTAGTAAAAAGGATGCTATTGAGTATCCCGGTCCAGAGATTGATTATTTCTATGACAGAGCTCATATTGAGAATCTTTTCATAGCTAGTACTGTTAGTGGGAAGGATGAAATGTTGTCGACTATAAAGGTAATTATGGGTGAATGTCGCATTTTTATAAATGTTGATGTTTGTCTTGAGTTATTTGGTAAGCGACTTCTTAATCCTTACATGGACAGTATGAAGTATAAAGGTCCTGGCTCTCCTTTTATGTGTGGCTTTGCAAAGCAACATGCAGGTTTAGAAGACTTTTTGGAATTTTTAAAAAATTGGATAAATAACAGGGAATACAAAGTTGAGGAAGATGATGTTAGTAAATGGGACTCTCGTATGTCCTGGTTATTGTTTTTTGTTTGTATGATGCTTGCTTATGTGACAACTGATT